TTCAAAGTTGGTGACAAAGAATACACACTAAAGGACGCTATTGAACTGGCCGGACTTGATCTGAACGAGTTCTACTCGGAAGACGAACTTGCCACAGAGCAACAGATCGAAAGAATCAAAGAACTCTCAATTTACCAATAATAGTAGTAGACATTAGATAAATAACACTGTATATTATTCAGTATATGTCTAATATACATTTAGGCAAACAACAAACATAGGCACACAAGGAGGCTTACATTATGGCATCATTGGCTGAAATAAGAGCGAAGTTAAAATCTCAAGAAGTGAATCGCTCCACTTCATCAGGCGGAGACAACGCCATCTACCCACACTGGAACATATCGGAAGGTTCTGAGGCAGTCGTTAGATTTTTACCAGATAAGGATACGAATAACACATTTTTCTGGACCGAAAGGAACATGATCAAGTTACCGTTCGCAGGTATCAAAGGTCAGACTGATTCAAGACCGGTGACAGTGCAAGTACCATGCATGGAGATGTATGGGAAGACTTGTCCAGTGCTCACAGAGGTGAGACCGTGGTTCAAAGACAAGAGCATGGAAGACATGGGCAGAAAATACTGGAAGAAGAAGAGTTACATCTTCCAGGGATTTGTCACAACGAATCCACTAGCGGAAGACTCAACACCTGAGAATCCAATCAGAAGATTTATTATTGGACCTCAGATCTTCAACATAATCAGAAGTGCATTGATGGATCCAGAGATGGAAGAAATGCCAACTGACTACGTGAAGGGCGTGGACTTCAGAATAACTAAAACCACAAAGGGTGGTTATGCTGACTACTCAACTTCAAAATGGTCGAGAAGAGAAAGAGCGTTGGACGAGGCGGAGAGAGCCGCGATCGACACACATGGGTTACACAACCTAGGTGACTTCAGACCAAAAGAGCCAACCGAGGCAGAGGTGAAAATAATCAAGGAATTATTTGAGAAATCTGTTGAAGGTGAGGCTTATGATCTTGAACAGTACGGACAGTACTTCAGACCTGCAGGGATGGCCTACAATGCACCGCAAACACCAAAAGCGGAAGCACCAGCGGCTACAACAGCACCAGCGTCTGAACCTGCACCAGCACCAGTGACGGAATCTGCACCAGCACCACAACCAGCGGCGACTACGGCTCCTGCAGGCGACAGTGCCAAGAGGGCAGAGGACATACTGAAACTGATCAGATCAAGACAAGCAAAATAATCTGACATTTACCAAGGCCCAGATATTGACCATTTGGGCCTTGTGTAGTAATATAGAGTATGGATATAAAAAGAAAAATTGTAAAAGCAGTGGAATGGATATTGATTAAACAGATACCTGCATGGGTATTGATAGTGGCAATCATCCTTTGGATACTGCTGTAGGAAATAAATTATGACAAAAGTGTTTGACGCGACAAAATTTAGAAAAAGCATTACGAAATCAATTCAAGGACTAGGCATAGGGTTCAGTGATCCAACAGACTGGATATCGACAGGCAACTATGCACTGAACTACCTAATATCAGGAGATTTCAACAGAGGCGTCCCACTGGGCAAGGTCTCTGTACTAGCAGGAGAATCGGGCGCAGGAAAGTCATACATTGCATCGGGTAACATCATAAGGAACGCACAGGAACAAGGTATTTTTGTAATCCTAATAGATTCAGAGAACGCACTAGATGAAACCTGGTTACAGGCGCTGAACGTTGACACATCAGAAGACAAATTACTAAAATTAAGTTTATCTATGATAGATGACGTAGCGAAAACAGTTTCAGAATTTATGAAATCATACAAAGACGAACACGCAGACAACAAGGAAGGCGCTCCAAAAGTTTTATTTGTGATAGACTCGTTGGGTATGCTGTTGACACCAACTGATGTGGACCAGTTCGAGAAAGGTGAGATGAAAGGCGACCTAGGTAGGAAGCCTAAGGCACTTACAGCACTAGTTAGGAACTGTGTGAACATGTTTGGTAGTTGGAACGTTGGACTTATAGCAACCAACCACACATATGCATCACAGGACATGTTTGATCCAGACGACAAGATATCAGGAGGTCAAGGCTTCATATATGCAAGTTCCATTGTGATTGCAATGAAAAAACTTAAACTTAAAGAAGACGAAAAAGGCAACAAGATATCAGATGTGAGGGGTATAAGAGCGGCATGTAAAGTCATGAAGACCAGGTATGCCAAGCCTTTCGAAAGTGTGCAAGTGAAGATTCCATATGACACAGGCATGGATCCTTACAGTGGACTCGTGGATCTTTTTGAGAAAAAAGGTGTGCTGACACAACAAGGAAACAGGTTAAAATACATCGATTCGAATGGCAAAGAGCACTTAGATTTTAGGAAAGCATGGACAGGTGATAAATTAGATATGCTTATGGCAGACTTCACAAAAATTGCTGGAGAGCCAGATACAAAAACAGAAGAAAAGAGCAATGATTGATTTTACACACGAAGATATTGAACGTCTATGGACATCGATTATACACTACGTACCGGAAAGACAAAAATCAGATATGGCAATTGACTTCATAAAAAGTTTAGAAGACATCGGTGTTGAGCACGACGAAATCAAAGCATCAGCAGAATACGACCCTAAACTTGAAGAAGCGATTAGGACCGTGTTTGTAGAAGACGATGAAGAGTCAGACGGATACGGTGAAGATGACTAATTGGTATTTTGAAGTAAGCAGATCACTAGATAAGATTCCAGATTGCACAGCATACTTTGACAAAGAATTAATCGAAGCAAAGAAACAATGCAGAATATACGGAAATCTTGAAAAAGCATCAGCGGCATTGCCAGGTATAGTAGAAGAACGTTTTGGACAACTTCAACAACTAGAGGCTATACTTGAATACCTAAATATAGAACTTAGAAGATTGAGGTCAAAAACTTTTAAAAAGTTCTTAGAGAACTACAACCGGGCACTGTCAAGCAGAGACGCAGAAAAATATGTTGACGGCGAGGACGACGTTGTGGACCTAACAAAGATTGTCAACGATTTTGCTTTACTACGTAACCAATGGCTGGGCATAACCAAAGGACTTGATCAGAAGCAATGGCAGATCACAAACATTGTAAAACTGAGAGTCGCGGGAATGGAAGATGCCGACATCAAATAACAGAATCATATTAACGGACGTTGATGGGGTTTTACTAGAATGGGAACATCATTTCACCAAATGGATGTTGCAAAGAACACTTTTTGACGCCCGAGGAGCAAGATATCATCCATACAGGCTACTACCCGACAAAGAAAACACCTATGAAATGGCCGAACGTTTTGGATTGTCTAAGACAGAAATCCGTAAATTAATACGCGAATTCAATAGGAGTGCATGGATGGGCACACAACGTCCAATGCCGGAGTCACAGACATGGGTCAAACTGTTGGCCGCCGAAGGTTGGACATTCATACCTATTACATCTCAGACATCAGACAAGCCAGCACAGGAATTGCGTAAAAAACGATTGGGAGAACTGTTTGGCGACCACGTGTTCGTGAATTACCATATACTAGGCACCGGAGCCACAAAGACAGTGCTTTAGCCGAATTCCACGGAACCGGGCTGTATTGGGTCGAGGATAAACCTCACAACGCCTTAGCAGGGCTCAATTACGGTTTAAACCCCATATTAATCGACCATCAATACAACCGTGACTTCGAACATCCAGACATAGTGCGTGTAAATAATTGGCAAGACATTCACAAACTTGTGTCAGGAAGAAAATGAAAATTTACGTAGGTTGGGACAGCAGAGAAGACATAGCATATCAAGTGTGTGAACACTCCATCAAGCGCAGAGACCCCTCAGCGGAAGTGATACCACTCAAACAGAACGACATGAGGGCGCAAGGAATATACACACGAGAAAAAGACAAACTTGCATCAACCGAATTTACTTTCACAAGATTTTTTGTACCTTACCTCAATGATTACAAAGGATGGGCAGTTTTTTGTGACTGTGACTTCTTATGGAAAGTTCCTGCACACAATCTTGTTAAGTTTATGGATCCCAGCAAAGCAGTTGTTTGTGTTCAGCATGATTACACACCAAAAGAGACTACAAAGATGGACGGACAGGTACAATCCGTGTACCCACGTAAGAATTGGAGTAGCATGGTTCTGTGGAATTGTGAACACCCAAAAAACAAAATGCTTACCCCCGAATTCCTGAATGAACAGACACCCAAGTTTCTACACAGGTTCTCATGGCTCGAGGATTCCGATATAGGATCACTGCCGCACAACTACAACTGGCTTGTGGGATGGTACAGGGAGCCTGAACAGGGCACTCCCAAGATACTGCACTACACGGAAGGTGGCCCGTGGTTCGACGGATATAGAAACTGTGAGTACTCGGACGACTGGAAGAAGGAAGCAATCAATCTATTCAGTGCGTAATGAACTGGGAAAAAATAAAAACTCAACACTACTTCAAGGAACCTGTAGAACACATCTATACAAGTTCTATCTTTGACTCTAAAGAATATGACAGGTTGTATGAAAATCAAAATAACCTAAATCACCAACATTGGCAAGATTTTGACAAACAATACAGGACCGGTTTCACATTTTTTGAGGACGTCAACGACATATCTCTAAACAACGACGTGCTGTGTTTATGGTTTTTCAAAGAACGAAGCGACAGAGGCGTGAGCACAATGATAAATCTGGATGGCAAACTTATTACGTATTTTCCAAACGCTTTCCTAATCACGACTAGTAAAAAAATCAAGTTCGAAGAAAAACAAGAGCCATACATACGGAGACCTGTTGTGCAACTGGATATGCCATTAGACACATACAACAGCATCACAAGTAAGTTTCAAAAGTAAATTTTATCAATTTGGTTTATTCCGTCGTGAGTGTCAATTACTTGTGAGTTCTTGAAACCCAAGTTCGTCATAAAATCATCCATTTGTTTTTCGTGTGGCATGTCTGGAAATTGTTTGTTGGGATGGATGTTAACTTCTTGAATAACATAGGTTGCCCTCTGGAAAATTTTTGGAGCACCTTGCATTATCATTATTTCTGCTCCTTGTACATCTTGCTTGATTAGATCGTAATCCGCATCTTCGCCGATTACCTGTCCAAGTGTCTTCATCTGGCGTGTCTCATAGTCTTTGAATATTCCAAACAACGTGGAACCTTTTGTATAGGTTATTTTTTTCCTATTTCCTTTGTCGATCTCTCGTAGATAAATTTTTACTTCTTTCTCTTGGTCTCCTAGCACAGCGATATGTACGTCTTCCGTTAGCATTTTTAATCTTCCTTCGTGTTTTTGTCCTGCTTCTATGCAAGTGTAATGAGCATCCGGCCAAATGCTTTTTACATTCTTGGTCCAGAAACCATTCCATGCTCCTATGTCTAGAATCTTGGATGGTGTGAAATTTTCTTTTATTTTTAAATTTCTTAGGTAATCGTACATCATTCTTTATAAAATTCCTTTGTCCATCAATATCTCAACAGCAGTGCCATTTTCAAACTCTTCGGGCGTGAATTGTTGATATGCAAGGCTGTACAACCATGGCTCTGGGTCAGCATAATATGGTTCTTCAATATCCTCGAGGTGCACGTTGCCCATGGGTTCAGCGAAACTTTTTCTATGGCAAAAAACAGGCACGCCCATACATACTGCCTCCACTGCACTGATACTACAACTAGTCACACACGCCCAAGCGTCCTTCAAATCCTCGGATAGGGGCACCTTGGCCTCACTTGGTCCTGATGTGCCCCTGCCCCTAGGCTTGTGTCGAAGTCTGATCGGTCTGTCTGTATATCTTTTCAGTGATTCTATGGTATTGGTTGTCCAATTGACCTGGTCCAAATAATTATGAATTCCTGCCGAGCTAGGGCACACTAAAATGTGTTTGCCTTTAAGTGTGGGAGCGGCAATTTTGATTTTGAATTGATCAAATCTATCTGACCTGCAATCTTTGATAAACCTTGCATGTATAGTGTTTTTACATATCCTCCAGAAATGATTATCTGGCCTAAGGTTGCTGTTGTCAAACCTACCAAAATAGGGGGTATCAGTAAACCAAAAGTTTTGTCTTCTTGCCTCAAGTCTTTTAACCATTTGTAAGTTGTTTGCAACAAATCCCCAAAACATAGAATTGTCAGCGGCTTGTGATTGTTTTGCGTTGTCTAAAACCGTCACCTGGTCGGGCCAGGACTTTTGAACTCCTTCAAAAACTTCCCATGCCTTGCTTTTTTTATTTTTAAATGGAGCGTAAATTGTTAGCATCTATAAATTCTTTCAGTAAGTTTGCCCATTGTCTATGCCCTTCCGTGGATGGATGTGGATCATTGGGACTGACAATCAAGTTCTTTTCTGCGATAAATTCCATTTGACTTATTCCTGGATTAAAAAATCTCTGCATGTTTATCGCTTTCTTTATCACGTCAAAATCCGACACACCGCTTTCGAAATCATTTGGCAGGCTGTTGTACATCACGTACGGAATACGTTTGCGCTCAAAATAATTCTGTAAATCAAACACATTGTCAAGAAAATTCATAATTAGGTTGTTTTCGATGTCCCATCCTCTGTTGGATCTTAGAAAACTTACGTTGTCTAGGGTTTTCCATGTTCTCCAAGTCAAATCTGTACCAGGAATCCTGTCTTTTTTCCAACCATCATTTGTCACGTAATCATTTCTATGAGAACTAGACCAACCAATGACTGCAAATTTATCTTTTGTATCATTCTGCTCGAACCAAACCTTTGTGCTGAAACTAATACGATCGTTACCCCTACCACCCATGGCCAGGTTGACCAAGTCTGTTTGATACTCTTTGGCTAAAATTTTTGCGGTGTGGGTTTCTACTCCATCTTTTGGTCGATCAGTCAAAAAACTGCAACCG